TATGTGCGAATTGTACTTGGTAATCTGAACTATTTACCGCAGTGAATCTTTGAAATAACGATTGAGATGTTGAAGATTGTGCATTGATTTCTGCAAAGTGTGTCCCTTGATAAGCTGGCACACCTTGGAAACCTGAAGCCCATATCTCTATAATATTTGCAGTGTCAGTAGTTTCCCATCCGGGTATACACTCTTCAGGATAGAAGTTAAATGTCGTAGCAGAAGTACAGTTTGTACCATCGGCAGTGGAACCACCTCCAATTGTTGTACCTGTACATGCTGAAGGACACGGTCCTAAGTCAGACATAAAGATGTCAAACGAAGGGTTGACCAATCTATTACACGGAGTTGTCGGTGTAGGAGTCGGTGTTGGTGTCTCAGTATAAGTAGGTGTAGGAGTCGGTGTTGAAGTCTCTGTTTGAGTCTGCGTTGGTGTAGGTGACACACCTCCTGTTGAAGATGGTGTATGTGTCTGAGTATACGTCGGTGTATATGTTGGAGTTGGTGTATATGTTGGAGTATAGGTTGGCGTTGATGTATACGTCGGCGTCACCGTTGAAGTATACGTCGGTGTTGGTGTTGGAGTCTCAGTTTGTGTTTGAGTTGGCGTAGGCACCAATGCCTGACACTGCGCATCTGAACATCCATTCCTAATTATTGTAATAGCCGAAGGAGGGCTATTTTGGTATCCACTAAAATCAGTATATGGCGAAGTATCCGAAATAACAGTATAACAACCATCAGGTAAATCAGCAATATCTTCCAAAAGCACAGTTTCACCTAACGCAAGAGATGCACTTAATCCCAACTCAGTATCAAAATCTATCGTAACCGCCCTGTAAACATCACCGTTACTACACGCAGAAAAATAATAATAAGCCTGTACCGGACTGGTTGAACCTGTACAATCGGCACAAGTTCTATAGGTATCACTTATTGATTGCAAACCTGTCGTCGTAGCACTTATTTGAGCAAAAGTAGCCGCCTCAGCACCATAACATTCACCATTAATTTTTGGGAAATAATTCAAAAGACTGAAGCCTAATGGGCTTCCTTGACTCATAGTGTTTGCAGACCATAAAACTGGTGGTACACTTTGAAGCTGACAATTTGTACTCGCACTAAAAAAATAAATTCCTTCGTAAGGGTTATTAGTTTTACAGTCGTTACAATCACTGTACCAAGCATCAACAATGTTGTAAAAATTATTATTAACTGCAATAGTATTAATATTACCAGAAAACGGTTGCTGTACATTGTCAGGAACCATACAAGGACCTCCGTATATGGAACCATAAGACTCCGTATAGTTCCTCATATTACCCGTATATATTAATCCCGGTCCAAAACCCGAAGTATAAACGTTCCCTGAACAATCTGCAGTATTACAAATCCACCCATCAACTAAGGAATCAAAATAAGAAACTGCAGAAGTCGCACTATATGGAACCGTTGAGTAATCGTTAGTTGACGGGTCAAATATTGATGAAAAAGAAGTCGCATTTGCAAAATCATAATTAGACACCCCCTGCGTACTAATATGGTCATAATCATCTTGAGTCGTTAACCTAATGAGATTATATAAATTAGTATCGCCACCAACTATTTTGAGTGTATTATTGTAAGTACTAGCACTATAGAAATTCGTTTGATACCTTGGTGATTTTACAAAACCCGTGTCTGTTCTTATATCTACATAATTTTGAGCAAAGAATGAAGTGTTAATATCAAAAGTTGCACCTACATAAACTCTCGTACCTATCGTTGAAGTATAGTACCAACTTTCACCAGATATCATTTCAGTATCAAAGGGAATTGTTGTTGTCCCTAAATCTGTCAAATCCCAAACACGAGACCTGAAAACCCATGTTGCATTTGGGTATGTAGATATAAAAGCTAAAGTAGTACTCTGAGTAAGACCTGCAGGTATTACAGTATCGTCCCACTTCATCACAATAGTATCCCCTGTGATTGGTGAAGAACCACTCGCCGCTTGCTTCAATTCAAAATATCTAATAGCCATTACCCACAATCAATTGATATGTTTATACCAATATTCAGGTAAAGTGTTTTGTCAGTGAAATTGTCCATACAGCTTGAGTTACTAATGGTGATTACCCCATCATTAATAGAATAATCCAAACCATCTTGATATAAATACTGAAGCTTGTCATTTAACCCATTCAACCAATCGGCGTTTGAAGGCGCATCATTCACACCATAACCTATATAAAATATCTCCTGAACTAATATGGTTGAATCTAATCTTAAATCCACATACCACTGACTCACAATAGAGTTCAGGTTACACTCTGAAGTGTTGTAACCATTGGTAGTTATCAGGTTGGTGACCTGATTTGAAAGTATCTCTTGGAATGATTGAGCAGTAGTCGTTGAACTACTCTCGTCCCACGGATATATGAAACAACTTAATGTTTGGTCAATACAGTCATAAGGAAGTAAAGGACCACTGATAACACATGGTACACACGGTACAGGTACAATCTCACATCCTCTTTGTCTTCTCCACACCACTTTTTGTCTGTGGAAGACAGAGTTTTCCATTTTTTGACCACCCGTCCACAATGTTGTTGCAGGAATTACCTGTTCAACCAACCTCATCCAGTAATCACCAATACCATTGGTGAAATCAATCATCTTTTGGTAGGTAAACTTGTTAGATGGAATGTTGACGGTGTTCTCAGAGTTTAGGTATTGCCAGTACAAGTAGTTCAGTGTTGGATAACTTCTACCTATACCCCCCGAAGAGTACATTCTGTTTCTAACATTAATCATATTAGTGTAGAATGTCTGAGCAAACTCAAAGAATGTCTTTTGTTTAATCATCGGATTAACCACTGTCCAATCTAAACCACCTGGCGCAGGATATGGAGCGGTGAATCCTGTTGATGGTATCGGATAATTGTAGTTACGAGACATTTGGTACACATCATAAGTCAGACCCTGACCCATATTCATATACAACTCAATGTTCTTTCTGTTCAGCACCAATCTCTCATCTGAGACTTTGTAGTAGGCGTTAAATCCTTGTGATTTTCTCTGACCCACATCTGTAGATGTCCATGATTTTAAGTTGTCAGTCTCTCTTGTCAACTTATATCCCAATCTCATATATGGGAAGTTTCTAAATCGGTCAAAGAACGGCTCACCATAACTATATGGTTGTAACTCAGTCTGTACATTTGGATTTGCCCCCGTAAATACAGAGTTGGTAAGGTCAATTTGCTCTGGCGCTCGGTGTTTGTCAGTCTGTTCAAACCAACCCGAACCCTTTTCAAAGAAATAGTCACTCGTGAATGACGCATTTTTAGGATATCCCTCATCATCCATCGGATAATCACTTCTGGTATCTGATACGTCGTATACATTTACCGTTGTGGTCAACGCAGAGTAGGTTTGACCCATAATACTGTAAGTATTTGTTGGGTCTAAGGCTGGTAATACCTCACCATAGGTACCTCCTGTGATTTGAAGGTAAGAATTATCAAATTGACTGAGGTTAATTGGTCCATCCGCAACATAAACGGTCTCATTGAACTCAATCAAGGCTTTCGGGGCACCCGCCATTCTCATTAAGAACTCAATAGACTTTCTTGTACCCTTAGATTTGTACAACCAACCCGCATTTACGATTAATTTACGGTAATATTCGTAATTTATCTCCCTCGGAGTCATATCACGAGTCTGACCAGGGTAAATGGAATCATTTTTAGTACCAAAGACTGAACTTAAGAAGTCCTCATTGGTAATCGGTGAGTTATTAGTGTTAAATCCTAATGTTCTGGCAAGATTTTTAAGTAATTCTGACGGAATATCATTTTTTGGGTTGTAATTCACAGAATTCATGAAGGCCAAAGCATCAATGAACTTCTTAGTCTCATCAAAACTTCTACCATAAATCTGTAATACCTTCTCAACCTTTTGGTCACCCGTGTCAAACTCTTTGAAAGCCCCCGTTGTTAAGAAACGAGAGATAAGATTGGTCTTATATTCATCCAAATCTTCCGCAATCTCATTAAGTTTGGTTAGATAGTTGTCAAACTTAGGACTTACAATATCCAAATTCCATAATCCATCCAAATACCACGTAACAGTTCTTTGGGAAACGTATTGTTTACCGTTATTGTCCTCAGTCGGCACTTGGAATGTTGCAGTATACTTAGGACGAACCATTCTATTTAATAAGAACTGTTCAACCTCGTCAAACGGTTCATCAAAAGCCACCTCAGTGTAGTACTTATTAGGTCTTAACAACAATGTTGATGTTGTCGTAGATGCACCATTGAATGGATTACCCTGAACAATAATCTCAATGGTACCACCCGTTAAAGAGTTTGAAGGAGTAAAGTCATTAAACTTATACTCCGTTTCACCAGTACCAATGAATAAGGCATATTTTTCAAACTCAACACTCATATCTCTGAGTGGAGACACCTGATAAGGTCTTACCGAGATATTTCTTGTTGAATTAACAGAATAATCAATATCTAACGGATTGTAGATTTTTGAAACGTTGATAGTCAATGTTGTTTCGTCTTCAACCGCGTCATAACTGATATTGTAGGCAGTATCACCTGTGTTATAGTCCGAACCTAAACTATTAATTTGTAAGGCAGCAGGAAAGAAGTTGATAATCCTCGTAACAGAAGACGAAAATCTTTTCTGTAACGAACCATATAAGGTGAAGTTAGTTACCTTTGTAATGTCATAGTTTGGATATACCTGATAGAACTTCGCTTGAATACGTCTTGACTCATCAACAGAGTCCAAATCCATATTCTCCAACGTAAATGGAGTGGAGAATACCCCTACGTCAAACTTACGGTTTACCTTTTCAAATACCGCCGTTGTAAATTCAAAGTTTCCTTGCGTAAGACCTCCACCTTCAACCAACTGAAATCCTACAAGGTCAGGTGAGAAGGTTTCGTTCCCCGATGGGGGAGCAGGTGGGTATCTATACTTTTTTGCCATTAGTTAACTACGCTATTGAAATTCTTACTGAAGTCTATATTATCACCTCTATCTTGACGAACCTCAAACAATAAGTTGTTGAACTCATCTCTAATCTCAAATAGGTTGTACTGTTTGTAGATGTTGTTAGATGGGTCATACAGAGTGTAGATGCCGTCTTCAATGCTCTTAGTTTGGTTACCGTATAGAGCAATTGCAAGGGTATCAATATCATGTTCAGACATTTGAATATCAATGGTAATTGGATTGAAGTATGTATTGGTAATGATGATATCTTGGTCAGGTTGTCCTATATAAGGAGTCGCTGACGGTTTGTTTGACGGAGCACTTGAAGGTGATACCGTACAGAACAATAAATCACTACCACTATCCACATATCTATATCTAATTGTTTTCTGTGAACTGTTTGTCAGATTCGTTGTCACGGGCTCACAATAGAATGAAGAAGTAATAATTCTATAAAAATTTGGTATCTTTGTACCGTCGTTATTCAAATACTCAACTCTATATCCCACCAATCCCTGATTGACAAATTTGTTTCTAAACTGTGGGTCCACATCATTTAAGTCCACAATGATGCCTTTCACATTTGGAAGTGCCGATAAAACACCACAATCCAAAATTGAAGTTCTAATCTCTGCAGGACGAAGGTATAATGTGTAGATACCTGTTTTATTGAACTCATTAGCGGGTAATCTCAAATTGTATAACCCACCCAATAGTTCGTTAGTATTACCGTTGGTATTTGAATTGTGGAAATAAGGAGTCAAGATGGTGCTTGCATCCAAATTTTTCATCACATAATTATCAGTCACATCACGAGACTCCGTGTAGTGCATAATAATTTCTACGTCCTCTGGGGACATATCGGCTGGTCGTGTAATTCCGTAAGTTCCGAGTGCCATACTATACTTTATTTATTTTAAAGAAACCATACCCATATGAAGTAAGGTCTCCGATATTATCAACTTCACCCAATCTTTCTAAACCTTCAAAAGCTGAGTTCTTGCCCCTCTCTATAAATACTTCACTCTGAATTTCTGGTGAAGAAACCATATCAATTAAAACTTCTTGTTTTGTAATTGCACTTGCAATGATATCATTTGAAGTTAATCCTGATGAGTTGGCAATGAAAATCGTGGTACCATCAGCATAATCATAATAGGTTACATCATTAATAGTATACCCTGTTTTCATAGAGTCCATAACATTTATAACCCCATATATCTGACCGTTTTTGAATATTGGTACATTAGTTGCGTATTTTATTGAACCATATTGTTTTAGGTCCGTAATTTGGCTTGAAGTATATCCCGAAACTAAATAAGGTACTGAGACATAATTTGATGATATTTGGTCCGCAACAGTATTGGCGGCATCACCACTGAAAATAAAATTATAACTCAACGGAGTACCCGCCCAACTTCCCCCTTGAGGAGTAAAGGTAATGTTACCCTGAGGGTTTGGAATAGTTGCTCCCGTCATTGGGATATGGACCTTCTTTGAGACCTCTGTAACACCCCACGGATTAGACTGACTCAGCTTAATGGTATATTCTCCAGCACCTGCATAGGTGTGAGTGATAAAGTTCGGTGATGTTGTAGTAATAGTTTGGTTTTGAGTACCGTCACCCCAATCCACAATATAGTTGTTTAACTGTAAGAATTTTTTCAGTTCGGTCTCTGAAGTGTTGTACACCTGAACATCAAAGACACTGTTACCAGAAGTGAATAAGAAGTTATTGGTCACCTCTTTTTGTAAGATATACCCATCAAACGGAGTGTAATACCCCAAATCATTGAAGGATTGCTTGAACATCACAGGAATAGTAAGACCTGTCAACATACTGGACCCATTGGTACCACCACTTAAGATGTCCGCCATACTTTCGTACACACCAAAAGTGTTACCACTAAAAGTCTGTTGTACCACGTCATCCTTAATGACACCTGGTGAAATCTTTATGTAATACTTCTCACTTTCCATTACGGATTAACATATTCATACCATTTTATTGGGTTGGTGGCACTGTCACCTATTCGTTGACCACCCATAGTTTCAACCACATATTCATAAGTATTGTAGTCCAACATTACTTTGTGGTAGAAATACTGACTTTTGTTGAAGGTAAACGGTGTACCCAACGAAACCTGAGGCGTTGTCATAAACCTGACAAACTCACCAATCTTCGCATTAAAAAACTTAGCACTCACATAAAACTCGTCAATATTAATGTACTCTCTACTCTTTAACCAATACACAAAAAACCCTTCCTTATCACCAATGTAATCCAATTGAAAATTCGGTGTTTCAATCTCCACATTCTTTGCATTTGAACCCTGACCGACAATACCCTGAATCTTCTGACCCTGTTGTGTCGGGAAAATAAGAGTTAAATATATATTCTGTGTTTCACTATCTGGGGTGTCATAGAAATCCAATTTAAAGAAACTCTGAGTGAATGAATTTGCGCCATAATAAATTTCATCATAAGTGAATGTTTCTGCAGTATAGTTTGTACTATAATCCGATAAAGAAGCACTCGTTACATTCAACGAGTTAGGAAAGAAATCAAAATCATAATAGATTTTTGTCAACCCACCCTGATAAGGTTTGTGTTCAAATCTGGCAACCTCAAAATCTTCAATGGGATTGATGACCTGTTCAACAACCTCATTTTCAAACTCGTCAATTAAATCATCACGACCCACATTATCCCAAACCTGTTCAAATGGAATTTGGATTTGTCTTTCAATACCTGTATTTGGAAATCTATAGTTATTCACAGTCATCAATTATTGGTTGTACAATCACATTTGCCTTATAGATGTTTCTTAAAGGTTGGAATTGTAAGAAGTTTATCGGTACAAACGGGTAGTGTGAACCATTTAAAAATGGATGGTCAACACCCACATCACTGGTATCCACATAACCGTAGGGGTAGAGGTCTCTCCACCTCCACTTATTCTCCGTTGTTGAGAAAAAGGCGTAATCTGGGATGTTATCAACCTGACCAGGTCTTGCATCCTCCACATAACTTGAGAAGTCTCTGACCTGAATAGAATAGTGAGGTTGGTATAGATAACCACTCGTTATAGGGTTTGACCCATCTTTAATTTGGAACCATTGACTATTGTAGGAGTACTTATGGTACATCTTTGAAAGGACCCTTTCCTCTTGAATAAAGTCATTCCATTCACAGAAGTCACCCTTGATAACATCTCCAACACTCAAGTCCTGATTGTAATAAAATAGTTGACCACTATTAGCTGGATACTGGTACGAGTTTGCCAATAAAGCATTATCTTTGTTAAGTGTGGATGCTCTATCCCACCACGGGTCAATTCTATTGGTAAGGAAGTTAAACTCCCAACCGATATCCAAAGCGGATACATTCAAACCATAAGGTTTGTTGAACCAACCCATGTACCCTTTATTTATAATGGTTACAAATAACTCTGTAAGTGGCAAATCATTGTTGTCTCTATATAGTGAGATATCAATGTCTTTCTCAAAGGTATATCCACACGTTTGGTTTCCATCTTTTACCGATATCCTTTGAACATTATTTGGTGTCAATGCTGAATATTCCAATTTCTTTTCTACTCTGAATGGATTTCTTTCAAATCCCATTTTTGTCACATTAACATCTGAAAGTTCAGTGATTATAGTGTGTTTTCTCACATAGTATTTGGACATGGTCTCACCTGAATTATTGATGTCAATAATTCTTTTGAAGGTACCTGTGGCGTTGTTGGTAAACGGACCGTTTTGATAACCCAAATCAAAGATTGCAAATACCTTTTCTTCATTACCAAAATACTGGTCTCCCAAACTATATACTTGGAAGGTTGTTCTACCGTTGTAATTGAAGGACGTTTGTACCCATTCTCCGACACTTAAGTTGTGATTGGTACCACAGTGAAAGAATATCAATTTCTTACCATTTACCACCTGATTTTGAATGACAAACGGTACACCGTCACCCGCAGTAAAAATAGTGGTAGCACTATACTGTTCATTGTAAAACCTCATTGGTTGAGTGTCATCGTTGGAAGACGGATAAGATAGATATACCCCCCAATTGTAAGTACCCGCACTCTTTGGTACAAACGGAATGTGATTATCTACTGAACGAGTTCTGAAAAAACTAAACTCATCATATTGTGGATATCCTTTCCAAACATTAGTAGTCGCCGACTCAACAGCACCTATATAATATAATGAGTCTCGGAAGGGAGCATAAGTTAGAGTTTTACCAGATAGACTGTTGTCAAATATATTTGTAATTTTACCTGTAATTCTGAAGGTATTACTACTCTGTCTCTCCTTATCAAACCTTTCGGCTAAGTTGACCAAAACAGTACGGTCACCTTCAATGAACTCCCTCTTAGTCACATTAAGACCCGATTGTATAGTAAGGTCACTATTTGGCGCTCCCTGATACTTTTTACTCGGAATTACTATTCTCATATTGTTGGACTGCTCACTCATAATATTTCTTGATTGAAGAGGTATTTGTCAATGTATCTATTCATAGCACTATTACCTACTTTTAGTCCAAAGTAGAAGTGGTATGGAGCACCAACCAATAGTTTTCTACTTCCAAAATTGATGTTTTGTGGGTCATATTCTACTGTACCCGCATTATTTTTGGAGTTATAGATAAATCCAGGTATTTCAGTTGTAGGGGTAGTTACATTTGATGGGAATGTTTTAGAACTATTCAATCTGTCAATACTTTGATATTCAATAGTCTCAACTGAAGATGGTGATGTCTGTTTATATAACCAATCGTTATTATCATTCCCAAATATTAAGTTATTGCTCTGTTGAATCTTCCATGGATGATAAGGAACCTCTTGGTCTCTAAAACCATATTGGTTAAACAACGGAGCAGAAACTGCATTGTCTCTGAAAGTTTCTCTACCTGGTGTTATATAGTCTCGGTCAATAGTATTTGCAGAGAAGAATATACCTATATGTGGTTGATTTGAACCAGCATCATAATATAACGCATCTCCATTATAGTTATTTCCCAAATATGGTGCAACACCAAACTCAGAGTTGATACTTAACATTTGTGTCAAATCACCATCTAACCTTTGATTATCTCTACTAAATAATGAATTTATTGATGCATTACCAAAACCTACTAATTGCTGAAGGAAGTTTGTGTTAATTAATCTGGACACAATAAACACCTGTAACAAATCGGAGGTATCTTTATATGATGTACTACTAATACCATCAATAATGTAACCCTTATAATCAGGATTGAAACAAATTCCTTGTAGGAATTCATCTCTCGGACCCATATCCATCATTGTTGTTGGACTACCCAATAATAATTTATTGGAACCCTCATACAGATATCCATCACTATCAACAGGAGGTAACTTACCTGTGAAGACACTTCCATCGTATGGTGAAGCCCTATAGAAGAATGAGTTGTTTATTTCTTGGAAAACTATGGTATCCGTACAATATTCGTAATCCGGCGTAGTTAAAAACTTGGTTTCATTAGGGTCATTACCGTACAAGTCATCTTTTTGGAATGAATACATATACAATGAACCATTTACCCAGTTATTAACAAATGTAAGTGACATCACGTTACGACACACACCAAACATAAATCTGAATCTTGATTTCCATTCTGCAAAATTAGAAAGGTCCCTATTAATACCTACAACGTAAGGTTTCTCTAATAATCTGTAACATCCGTTCACTACCAATTCAGGGTCAGTGTTCTGTGAACAGTTTGGATTTACGACTATTGTGTTGTTCTGAGGGTCATACTCATAACAAGAAAGTGGTACCATTTCATTACATGAGAACGAATTGATAACACTAGTAACTCCCGAGTTTGAATATTCATCTTCAAAATCCTGAGCTATATCGTTACTGTCAAATGCATTTTGAGAAATAGATGTAGTACTGTCTGAGTCAACATAGTATATGGCGAAATTTGGATTCATATGAAATGCCATACTATTATTTTGGTTGGTTTTTTCTATATCAGAAGTTGGTAACCTATCACTACGAATAATCAATTTTGGATTAGAACCACTTATATTAACATTAATGTTACTATAACGAGGTGAAAAAACCGTAGCTTTCAAATCCGCAATTGAATTATCAGGATTCGTTATTGACTGAGTTCTAGTAGAACCAATAAAAGTACCTCCATTTACAACACCTTGAACCGTACCGTTGAATTTGATTTCATTTATACCATTGTCAAGATACACACCATTGGTAACTGTAACATAATCAATTATAGGTTTTGTCCCACTAGCGGCTCTAAAGTTAGAATCTTTACCTAAAGAAGAGTAATATCTAATCATAGGTGACTGAACAGCAGTATATGTTGAAGGGTCAACAGTAAAATTGAATGGTTCGTGATATAATGAAGAGGTTGAGTATGAAACATCATGTTCTTCAGGAACATACGGACTTTGACCCACCGTATTGTTTTGAATTGGGATATTTAAATAAAATTGACCAACAACAGAAACTGAAGAGTTAAAACTAGAATATCCAAATAATTTAGATAGGTCATATTCTATATTTTGTTTATCTGACCAAACATCAACACCTCTATTTAATATAACCAATTTGTAATTATCACTTAGAGTATCAATCACACCTAAAGGGTCCACAGTAAATGTAGTACTACCAGCACCACTTGGGTCAAAATAAGGTACCGTAATATTTCTAACCAAATGATTCCATAATAAACCACTATTATTATTGACCATACTTTTCACATCAGACAATGACATTGAATCAATAACCTGAAAGTATTCAACACCTGTTTTAAACAAATACTCTTTTTCAGTACCATTCGCAGTAAGTTGTAATGTCACGTTTTGAGTATTACCATTTTCATCCAAATAACTTACAGTCTTTGATGTAGATAGAGAAGTCGTACCCGTTATAGATTGTGAACCAAATTGGTTGACAGGATTAGTTGATGCACTGTAGTTCAAATCTTGTATCTGATTAACATCATTGAATGAAATAATCTGACCTTGATTTAAGGACCCAGTTCCACCCAACAACATAATCAATACACTATCAGTAAATGAAGGGTTGTTACCCACAGTTGTTTTAATAATATTTTGACCATTTGTTTGATTGTAAGTATTATTAAAGTAACGTGATTTTACATTCATCATATTTAATGATTGAGTTGTGGTCACGTCTTTGATTAAATAATATTTACTATCATTTTGTTGGTTCCCGTTTGAATACCTCCTAACTATAGGTGCACCATAATATGGGGAATTAGGTTCAGTATATCCCGCAAGTCCATATCTCACACCCCATAAATCCGCAGTATATTTCGCATTCTGTTTACTGCCATTTCCACTATAGTTGTCAGGGTCAATACCTTCAGGTTCATTATTAGTTGGGTCACCACCTAAAATACTCCATGTTGAAGGGTTGTTTAGTGGTGCAATTACCGAAGTACCACCATTATCCCATACTGTATATTTTCTCACAGGCTGACCCTCACCAGGCTCACTACCACCAGGGAAACCGTCAGTAATCTCATCGCTAGACATATCATCTTCAGCACACTCACAAGCTAGACAATCGGGATAACTCATCATAGGTAACCCGAAACTTTTGAAATTGAATTTTATTATCAAAGGAGCAACTTTAGCAACGAATATTGCAGTGATAACACCCAAAGCGATTGCAACAACCCCATTTAACACCATAAGACCAACTGCAGGGAAGGCAGCTGCAGTCGCAATACCATAATATACTGTCTGATAAGTAAGATATCCAATTAAGAAAATAGTCAAAACCCACTTCAATACAGGCCATACTAAGGCCAATAAGTGAGTAATCGGAATTAATATTACAATTATGGGTGTGAGTAAACTAATTAAAATATTGAATAAAAAGTATAAGAAATCAAAATTTCTTACTCCATCATTGGTTGGGAATTTATTCGTCGTTGACTCACAACCTCTATCCAACACTTCCTTTATACCTACGAAACGTGCTCTACCACTTCCGTTTCTAAATTCTTCAATCATCTGAGCGGTGGTATAAACCTTGTTGTATACCATCTCATAGAAAAAGTCGTCACAGTTAATACCCGCAGTCTTATCCGCATACTCATTCCAATCTAATGAAAAAGCATAACTCTTTTGGTATTGTGAATATCGGTAATCATATAAGGTATAATCCAAGACAACAGGGCTAAATACACCTAAGTTATTTCTTTTAGTCACTCTAATTTCCAAAGTTCCACCGTTAGGAAAATCAATCCACTTCTCAAGACTTAAACGACCATTTACATATACCTCAATGTTTTCAGCATCAGGACTTGTTCCTACCTCAACACTTGCATTGTTTGGAATGGATACTAACTGCGTCTCAACTTGATTTGGATTGTTGAAATTTAAAGATACTGTAGTGGTGTTATTTAGAGTTGCTGGGTCCGCACCAGGATTAATTGCGGAACCTGTCCACCCATATTCTCTAATTTGTGGAACTAAAAAGTTCCCTCTAATGATTTCACCTTTGATTGGGTTGAATATACTATCAACCACAGGTGGTCCATTTTGTTCTGATTGATACTTAACTTTGAATCTATATTTACCTTTTGTTGGTACACCAATACTTGGGTCATTTGATATCACCTCTTCACCGAACTCATTGGTATATACATAGTCTAAATTCATTGGAACCTCAGTGACAAATGTCCCATCACCGTCAATGACCTTACCCGCATTCGGAAGTAAGTATTGTTCTAATATCGGGTCACCTTGGTTATCTATATCAATAGTTTGGCGGATAGATAAAATTTCTCCAGGCCCTGTAACTAATCCACATAAATCACCTTGTTCAGTTTTTGGCTTACAATTTTTCTTCAACATCTGATTATCCGCAGATGAGAAGATTGAACCCATGAATACTGCTGTTGGTTCAATTTCAATGTTCAAATCCCTCAAATCAAAATCAACACGGGTAATACCAATATTACACAAATCTTCTTGTCCCCAAAATGAAGCAACATCCACATCTTTAACCTGATTGACAATTTGTGGTAATGATGCTAAATCTGATGATGATTTAAACTGAGAACCGTTGAACTGGTCTTGAGTACCCCTACCCATCCTTATAAGGTCTTGGGGTCTCAAAGAGAAACATCCCATATTAGATAAGTCCAAATCCAACACTACCTTCTGAATACCTAATGGTACCCCAACAATCATAAAGTCACCAGAGTCGTTAGTTTTTACCGTAAACTTGTAGTATTTCTCATAAATCTCCAATACCTCTTGACGTGAGATAACGTCCTGTCTCGTTGGGAAGGTACCTGTCGGTGTATGTCCACCATATTCTTGAACGTATGGGAGAAGGTTATACCTAAAACCGTCTTCATTCTTTTCTTCAGGACTTTGATAGGGGTATAAGGTTGATATGACAGGGTCTTCTAAGTCAATCTCATCAACAGGGACAAACACTGATACATTCGCATTCGGAATTCCATAACCACCGTTAGCAACGACTCTACCAACGACGACACCGTAATCAGCACAGAATCTCGTATAGACATCTTCCTGTCTCAACTTCAAAGAAAGGACCTCTAAGAAGTCAAAATCTTGTTCTATATTGACACGAATACTTTGGTCAACACCAATTTTTGTTTTTAATCTATACGATTTTGGCATAGGAAAATTCTTTTCAGATAAATAGCCATTTATCCAATTTTAAAATAGTTTATAAGGTATCTATGTAAATAATCTTAAGAGAAACTTACAGTCTTCAAGTTCTTAACCCTTACCTTAATATCTTTTTCAGGGAAACGAACCTGATAAATCTGTGAAGGTTCAGCAAATATTGTCTCATCAACCAATTGAATCTGACGAGTTGTATTATTTGAATAACTTTGAGAAGTCTCTGATGAAGAGTATTGACCACCAACTTTATTGATTACACTAATGTCTGTTACTGAAACAACACCAGCGACATCTTGAATCTGAGTCCTAATTTCTGAAACATATACGTTTTCACCCAAGTCTCTTACTGCTGGTGACATCAAAGTATTCACTGTATCAATAATTTTTGTAATGATTTGTCCTTGGTTTTCTGAAGATTCAATCACTACCGAAATATCATACTCCAAGTCAATTACCTTTGCAACATTTACAGAAATATAATCATTAATCATTCTGTAATTTGATAAATAATTGGCAATATTTTGTTTCAAAGTGTTTGAAACCTGTTGTGTCAACTTACCTCTCTCATCATAAGAAAGTATGTCAATATTAATCTTATTGTCTTTCTCTGTGATTGCAACCTTTGCAGGTGCCCCATACTTACCCGGCATTCTCTTAACCAACGCATTGTAATCATTGATGGTAACAGCTCTATTCTGAGATGCAAAGTTAAATGACACCATATTTCTAACCTCTTCAATGGTTGGTTGATTTGAACCTCCGATTGCCGCAGTAACGTTTCTAACACTTAGTGAATTAATAACGTTCTGATTGATATTGTTGGACGGTCCGTTCACGTAGAAGTTAGTATTACCTACCTGAGTGATAGCATTTACACCAATATTTGAAGATAGTCCACCCCCAACTCTATATTTTACAAATAAAGTGGTGTTTGCCTTAACCGTCTTACCCAAGGCTATATTATTTTGATAATCCTGAACTCTTAATGGAATACCTGTATTTGCAAATTCTGCAAGTTGCTCATCAGGTGTCACCGTAGCACCACCGAATTGTACTTTCATAAACCCTTCAGGTGTATATTCAGTGATAAATTTAGTATCAGTGTCAATATATCTACCGACCTTGATACCTGGTTGGTCTGATGGTTTTGATGGGTCTTCAATAAAAACCCTTGGCTCGGCCAATGAATCAACTTCATACCATTTGTTTGGTGAGTTGATAAAATCACTATAAGATGGTGTAGATTGGAATGAAACCCCATCCTTTTGGATAATTGTTGTTACTGACAACACATTTTTCTCAGGTAAGAAAAATTCATAGAATGGACGAACCTCGTTAGGTGTGATAACTTTTTTGAATACCTTAGTGGTACCGTTTACCACAACCTCTCTCTTAGTAATCGTATAATTGATTAGATTGTTGTTAGAATCAAAGTTAGGTATCTTTGTTCTGTTTGGATAACCGTCTGAATTGTATTGTGATGAAAAGTCAATATCTTCAACATTCTCAAATACTTGACCTCCACCAATAACCTGAGACCCCGCTCTGAGTAATCCCAAATATCTTGAATCTTCTTGGTCACCAAATGCAGGTACCGTGATTGAAAAGTCAACCAAGGCAACAGAAGGTCTGTTTCCTGGTATTTTTAACCCATAAGTTCTAGCAATGTTGAATATAGAAGACCTTTGTTGTGCATATTGTAACACAGTCTCTTGAATACTACGGTCAATGTGGTAATGTAAGTTATCACCAATGGCTGCGTTGAGGTCCATAAACACAGAGAATACCGACGCATCATTGAAATTATCAATGAGTTCAGGGTAATACTGTCTCGTATAATTGACTAAATCCTGTCTTAGACTTTCAAAGTCTCTATCGGTATATGAAATTCTCTTATCTGCCATATACTATTAAATATTGATGATTATGAAATCTTTACTCTCAAAGGTACTATCTGTAATGGTATAATCTATTCTCACTTTCGCAGTATACTCTTCAGTACCTCTACCAGGGACTCTATAAATTCCACCAACACCGATATTGTCCATATTTATCTCTCCTTGAGCTTCCAAGTCATCCAAATATGGAGTGATACTGATTTCATTGATTATTAAGTTGGGTAAGTATTTGTCCACCGCATCTCTGATATCCGCCTTGATGGCTTCAAAACTAAGACCATCCATTGGTTCAAAAATGAACTCATAAATACGAGTACCAAAATCAGGTAAGTAGTATCTACTACCCTTTCTAGTTAAGATTAGATGTAATAGGTCAGTCCTAATCTCTTCATCAGCATCCTGTGAAAGAGAAAGGTACTTACCATATCTACTATCCCTAAATGGAAAATTTACTCCGTATGTTTTACCTTCAGCCATATCCCATAAATATCTTAAGTGAATAAATTATAAAAAAAAGAGGACCGAAGTCCTCTTTTATTTCAATAGTTTGTTGCTTTTAACAATTAACCCTCACAAGAAGTACAAACCAAATCGTTAAGATTCAATTTCTTTCTCGCGAATGCTTGAGCTGAATTCATTGAGTGTTGGTAGTACAATGTCTTCACACCCAACTGCCATGCATCAATCAAAAGTTTGTTTACATCCTTGGTTGGCATATCAGGTGAGACCATCAAGTTCAATGATTGAGCTTGGTCAATATAATCCTGACGGACCGCAGCCATGTTAATGATTGTAGATTGATTAATCTCAGCAAATGTTCTGAACACTTCTTTTTGTTCATCAGTTAAGATGTCTAAGTGTTGTACCGAACCGTCGTTTTGTTTGATACTATTCCATG